TCGGGCGTGCCTTCAAAACTGTTCACGCCTGCCAATATACGTCTGTCGAGATACGACAATAAAAACCGACCTGAACAGACGAAAACATTCTCGCCCTTTTGATTCTGCGTGATACGTATGTTCTCAATTATTCCGGCTTCATCGCCCTTGACAATCAGCATTTCTGCGGTCATCAGCTTGCATAAGTCACAAAACGGTATTGTCATCTGAAACTGTCCAGGCTCGTAATAGTGCCTGTGCCATACCATTGAGTTGTAGCCCTCAATCAAGCCAACTCTAACTAAATCAGGGGTGTATAACCAAAACATGCTACACCCCCACATACGCTATATCGTAATAAATTGTGACCTCGATGTTATCCTCTACATCTGCGCCATACCTGAGCAGGTTATCACCAACAGCCAATTGTAGGAATTCGCTGTCAACATCCAAATAATTAAAGATGTTCGATACCACGCCGCCGCGCATCAGCTCAACACGCTTTTCGCCGTAGCCAGTCCAAACCCTTATTTCATCGCCAGGCTCCATAGCCTTGTTAACCAGCAGCTTTGCCTGAGTGCCGACATCAATCAGATATGGGTCTGCCGTTGTGCCTGTTGCCTTGAATACAATCAGCATACCGACAGGCACATCGCCTGTGTTGTTTACGTTCACTATTAACGATGGTGAGTGGTGCTCGAGCTCCATACCGTCAGCGGGTATCTCAACGGGGAACTCCAAGTCATTAAGCCATAGCGCGATTTCAGCAACCCTCTTATCGCCCGAACCTTCGCGCCAGAACGGGTTTGCGCATGAAAATGTTATTTGGAACTTCTCAATCCGCGTGTTAGAAAATACCGGCGCTTTTTTAACCCTGCACCTAATGTACCGCGTCACTTCGCCATTTTGATATACCAGTTTGCCGGTCGCGCCTGAACGCACCGCGCTAATCAGATTTTTGCGATAGAGTGCCTGCGAGTCGCTTTTAATCAGCCCCTCAATTGTGATTGTGCGCATCGCAAGGTTTGCAGCAATATCCGTTTCGCCGTCCTGCCCAGCACCCTTAACTGTGTAAATATTAGCGCTCAACCCGTCCATTCCGCTTGCGCTGTTCCACCAGTAGACCGAAGCAGCGCCAAACATTACCTCGCGCCCTGTATCGTCAATAAAGGTGAGCCTATCTGTATACCTCATACCTGCCCCCAAACCAGCCTGCGCTGCGCGTTAACCGCCTCTTGCATGATTTCATACGGGCTTAAGCTATCGTGCGTATAAACGTTAATTACAGGCTGTCCTACGCCGCTGCCTATTGCCTTGAATGAAACATCAGTCGGTATGTTCGCGTTGATTGACTTTGAAACATCGCGCATCGCGTTTTCAAAGCCTATACCAAGCCCCATTGCCATGTTCTCGCCAATTTCAGCGAAGACCTTTGAAGGAGACCTGATGCCTAAAACGCCTTTAACACTATCAATTATGTTTTTGAAGAATGTTGTTATCTTTTCCCTGAACCACGCTTCAGCGCGCTGGATGCCTTCCCAGATGCCCACCACAATGCTTTTGCCCGCTTCCCAAAGCTTTGGAGTTAACCCGCCCAAAGCCTTGACAATCGCTTCGATAATCTGCGGTATCGCCTCAACCAGTTCGGGAATAGCCTCAACAATCCCAAGCGTTAATGCTATGATAATTTGAATCGATGCCTCTACCAGCAGTGGCAAGTTTTCAAGCAGTGTTGTTACGATTGTCGATATTATTGTCGGCAGATACGCAATCAGCTGCGGAATAGCAGCCGCCAAGCCCTGTATCAGCGCAACCATGATTTCTATTGCGGCAGGAATAATCAATCCAACATTCGCAATCAGCGTGTTAACGATTTCCATAATCGCCTGAATAACTGCGGGTATCAGCGTTGGCAGGCTTTCAGCCATGCCGCTTGCAATCGCTACAAGTATCTGTGCCGCCGCTTCAATCAGCAAGGGCAGGTTTTCAAGCAGAAACATGGTTAGGTTTGTTATCATGCTCACAGCCATTTCGGCAAGCGGCTGCGCGTTAACCACTATCGCACTGAGCAAACCGTCAATCAGTTGAAACGCGCCGTCAAGCAGCATGGGCATGATTGTGGGCAGTGTTGTTACAATTATCTTCACAACTTCACGCAACATGCCTGATATAACTGAAATAACCTCTGGAATGTATTTCTTAATCTGCTTTAGCCCGTCAACAATTTTCTTTGAGAGCCATTCGCCGATTACGGCAATGTCGCCTGCCTGAATACCATCACGAAGCGTTGTCATAATAACCGACAGAAACTCACTTATGCCCTCGCCTACACTTTGCAAAGCGGGCAAGAACGTCACCGCAAGCTGCCTGCCGAGTCCAATCGCCTGTGCTTCTGTGCGCTGCATAACGTCATCGAACTCGCCAAGCTTTGCTATCATTTCCTCTGACAGTATAAGCCCTGCTGCGCGTGCTTCCTCTGCGTACACATTCAGCACGCTTGCACCCTCAAGAATGAGAGGCATTAAGTCTTGATACGATTTCCCAAATATATCCTGTGCCGCAACATCGCGCATCGTTGCGTCCTCAAGCGCGCCTATTGCGTCAATCGTATCGTAGAAAATTTGTTCTGTTGATTTCATAGCGCCTGTTGAATCTTTTAGCGCAACTTTAATGCCGCCGGAAGCCTCAACATAATCCCTGCCAGCGTCCGTTGCCTGCCGCATCGCTGCGACCGTTCGCGCCATACCGCGCGCAAGGCTTTCAACCTCAACGTCCACAAACCGTGCTGCGTACTGCATCCCTTGCAGGGTTTCAACGTTTATGCCGGTTTGGTTCGAGAGCGTGATAAGGTAGTCGGCCGCTATTCCCGCATCCCTGCCGATTTTCCAGATACCGGCAGCAGCGGCTACTGCAGCAGCTCCGACAGCAGCCATTGCAGTAGCAGCGGCTTTTAATCCCGCCTTGACTACCGTTCCCGCAACTTCGCCTGCACTTTTTAACGCGTCTGTGAATTTCTGCATCTTCTCGGCTTTCGCTTCCTCGTTCAGCTGAGAGATTGCCTGTTTGTTGTTTTCGATTTCGTGTGAAGTCTTGTTCAGCTCAGCCTGTGCGCTATTCAAGTTAGCCGTCATTTTCTTATACGCATCGCTTGATGGGTCAACGCCCTCTGATTTCATGCGCTCAAGCGCAGCCTTCGCTTCATCAACCGCCTTTTGTTGCACATCGTATGACATGCTCAGAGCCTTGTTCTTTGTGGTCAGCGCTTCAACCGATTTGTCGCCTTTATCAAACGCGGAGGTGATTGCGCCCGCTTCCGCCTTAACATACTTCATGCTGTCGCGGATGCCTGCCATTGCGCGCATGTATTCCTTTTCGCCGCCAATACTTAAAACTGCGCCTATTGTATACGCCATTTAATCACCTCCCAAATGCATCAAAGTCCGATTGTGTTGCTTCACGCTCATAATCACCGCTCTTTTCAGCAAGCAAATCACAAATCATACCTATTGTTAGTTCGTCCAAGTCTGCGAGAGTCAGCCCTAATGACAATGCGCCCAACAGAAATATCTCCGTATTTATTGAGCCGCCCTCGCCTGTTAGTTTTTTGTTGTCTTAAATGACGCGGCAACCATGTCCTGAAGCTCCGCGAATACTTCAAATATCGGGAAGCAGTCAAAGCTATCAAGCCAGTCGATGAGCGGTGGAATATCGTCTGCGCCTTTTGCTAATGTCCAAACGATGTTGTAAAACAACTCCGTGTCAAGCTTGCTCAGGTCGTTTTCAACGCCCTCAAGCACTGCCATGTCTGCGAACAAGTCCCTACCAAACTGCGCCTTGTAGCGCAAAGGAAGAGATGCGGTTGATTTAAACCGCACCTCTTTACCGTCAATCGTTATTGTCTTTTCCATCAAGTACCTACAAACGTCTGAACTGTGGTGTACCAGTTACCACTTACAGTTGCATCAGTGTCTGATTTAGTGTTCGCTTTAACATACCCGGCTTTATTCGGCAGTACTTGAATATTGAGTGTAACTGTTTTAACTTCCTTGCTAATTGTTGCAGCGCCTTCGATGTTTGCGCGGGTTACGATGCACTTATAAAGCACATGTTTAATCTGATGCGCATCGCCAGTGAACTCGAACAGCAGTGCAAACGGTTCAGGGTTTGCTGAAGCTTTCTCAAAGAGAACTTTCTTTGTGTCCTCAACCTCGCCCATAATTGTTTTTCTGAAATCTTCTGGCAATATTGCTATTTCAAGCGTACCCTCATAGCCATTGTTGCCCTGTGCAATGTAGTACTCCATATCGTCAGCAATGAATGATGTGCTCTCGCCTACAGGTGTTAATGAAAGATTAACTGCACCCGCTATTGCTGATGGTTCTGCGTATGTGTCGCTTACAGCCTCCGTCAGTTTCGCATAATGCACATTCTTCAAGCCGTAGCGGATTTTATTCGGATTTACAGCCATTAAATGACCTCCTTCTTTGCAATTGTAAATACATAGTGATGATGTTTCGTGTCTTTTTCATAGCCAATATAGCGCCTATCAAGCAGGATGAAGCCGCTCAATAGGACCTTGATTGCATCTCGTGTTATTGTGTAATCCCCACGGCAGTACAGGTTTACATCAGCGCGTTGAGTTTCGGTCAGCGGTGCATCGTCTGAAATATCGTCATAGCTATCCCAAAGCGGTGTTATAACGATAAACTTATCAGGGTACGGTTCGGTTTCGTACATGCCCACAGCAATTGGTATTGAACTGCCTAAAGCAGTTGTAATTGCAGTTATCATTTCATCCCCTCCAATACCCCTTGCATGGCTCTGCTTGCTTCATCGCTCGATTCCTCGATTATCTGGCGGATATGTGGTCGTGCCGGCTGAGGATGATACCCCTGCCGTCCGTACTCATACACGCCGACTGCAAGCCCCGCATCCGCGCCAGATGATGTTTTGCCCTTGAACACAATCCGCGCAAACCAGCCGCTTTTGCTCTTTTTGGGCTTTTCGACCGTTATGAACCGCACAAACTTGTCGTGTGCTCCTGCCTTGAGCCGTGCGCTCACAACCCGAACCCCAGCCTCTAACATTTTCGGCATAATAGCGTCAGTGTTCTGCAGCTTCATCAGCTGCTTATCTAAGTCGGATGAGAGTTTCATCTTAAAGCCGCCCATACTACACCCTCGCGCAAGTCAGCTCAACGTGGTCTAAGCCTGTCTGGTAAGCGCGTTTGATTTCGTATGTCTTGCCGTCATGCTCAACCCGCGTGTGCTCATCAAAGTCGAGAGTGTTCACAACAAACACAATATCAGCTTGAACGCCTGCGGATTGCGCAGCATAGAACTCTTGCCTTTTAACTGATTGCACGTCCGCCCAAACTGCCGTTTTGGTTTCGGTTTCTGTCGGGAAGCCGCCTGAGTAGCCCTTGACAACCTTGCATAAGTTGACCTCTGCATCAAAATGGTTTAGCATATCACACCTCCGAATAGTCGGAGTTGATTGCCATGCCATTCTTCAGCACTTCATAAAACTGCCGCTGCTTCTCGTCTTTTTCTATCATCCACAAAACAAACAACCTAATCGCCGCTTGTGTTAAGGGGTCGGTGTCGTCAATTACACCAACCCCCGCAGCACTCAAGTCAGTCTTCGCGGCGGCAATGAGCGGCGTTAGTTCCGTATCATCAAGCTTTTTAGATGTGCGTCTTAGAGCATCACGCACCACGCTCAATATCGCCGCCATTGCATTACACCAAAAGGAACAGTTCGCGTGTCTTGCCGTTCGGGGCTGTGTTGAAGGATACAACGTTCTTTTCCAGCTCGTCCTCGTCCACGGCCAGCGTGGGCGCTGCAGCAAGCGCGCCATTCTCCTGCGCCCACACCAGTGGAGCCGCCGCCAGCACGAACGGCAGGCCAAACTTTACGCCCCAGCCCACGCGGATGGTCGCGCCCGTCCCGTCCTGCGCGGGAATTTCCACGCGCGTGATGGTCTTGAACGCTTTCGAGCCGGTGAAGTCCACGGCGGTATCCAGCGTGACGGCGACTTCCTCCGTGATGTCCATATCGGCCATGTTGCGCCCGTACACGATGATTTTGGACGCTTTCAGGTCGCCCGCCGTGCCGCCGGACTTGACCGTGATGTTCCTCGCGCATGCGGGCTGTGCGGCGAATGTCGTTACGGTCTGCGCGGTGGTTTTGGTTGCTGTGTCCGCGAGAATCCCGTCATCGTCAGCCGCCACAGCATCAGTCGTGCTCCACGCCAGCTTGGCCACGCTCAGGCTTTCGGCCGGGAACGCGTAAGCGTCCGTCTGTAGTTTCGTTGGCAGGTATCGTCCCATGCTTTACCTCCTTAAACGATTGCTGCGATTTTGATAATGTTCCCGGTGACAGGCACACAGTCAAACAAGCACTCGCCGCGATATATGATGCTGTTCGAGATAAACCCAGCTGATGCGTCTTTCGCAATCCCAATCGGGCGCGCAAGGTTAGCTTTTACGCCTTCGCGGAAGTCACCCAGATAAATTACGCCGTCAGCCATCTTGTCACTGAACAATACGGGGTAGCCGTGTATCGCATACCCATCGCCTGTTTGCTCGACAATTTTGTATTTTCCATCATCGCGGATTTTAGCGATATTCGCCCAGTAGGTTTTTTTGTTCATCAGGAATTTTGCATTAGCATCGCAGCGTGCAGGCAAGTACGAAATTGCAGCGGTCAGGTCGCCATCAGCGAGCGCAGCGGCTGCCCACTTGCGTGCGTTCGTGCCGTCGCTCCACTCCTCTGCGTACTTAACGCCCTTCGGCTGGCTGTCGCCTGTCCCATTAATAAGATAGTTCTCGAGCGCGCTTGCCATTGAGCGGGAGATGTTAGACACAACCCAATCTTCGAAAGCGTCAACGCTCATCGTCTCAACCGTTGCGGAGATTTGCAGCACCTTCACAATTTCATAGCCGCCAAGAGAGACGTATGTCACAGTATCCTCTGCGGCTATTATGTTCGCATTCTCTGTGTGCAACCCTGCAGCGTTTACCGTCCCCTCAATGGGTAGTTTCACAAAGCCGGGTATCTGAAGCAACTCAACCTCGCCAATCATTGGAGCGAGCTTGGTCATCTTTTCGATGATTTTATTCTGCGTGATTGTCGGGATTGCGTGACCTGCAGAGCTTGCACCACTATCAAGCATTGTCATTTCATCTGCGGTCATGGATGCGCCCTGCAATTTCTTTAAGAACGCTACGCGATACTCATTGTCATCGCGATTGTATATTTTGGGTTCATTGTTCATGGATTCTTTTACTCCCTTCACCTCTGCGGGTTCAGTAATATTCTTTAGTTCAATTGGCTTTATCTCGTCTAGTGCTGCTGCATTTGCAACGGCCACCAGTTTAGCAGCCTCAGCCTTTGCGGTTAGCTCTTCAAGCTCCCTTTGCTGCGCGTCTAACTCTTCAACCTCGAGCATCTTTGCGTTCGCGCCGCTTGTCTTCTTTTGTGCTATGAGCACATCAATGTCTTTCATGAGTGCCTCACGCTTTTCCTCGTATGTCATTCCATACCCCCTAATTTCTTATATCTCGCAACAGCCAACTCATACTCTTTCATGCTCGCCTGTGCCGCTTCCAATGCGGCCGGTGACAGAACGGGCAGTTGGTATGCTGCCGCCATTGCAGGCGTATCCGCAACCTCATCAACAAAGCCTAACTCGTGCGCTTCCTTAGCGGTGAACCAAGTTTCTCTGTCCATGAGCGTCATTATTTCTTTTTCGGTCTTGCCTGTTTTCAACTGATACGCGACCGACAGTGCGCGGGAGGCAGTTTTCAAGACCTCGCTCTCATGCGCAAAGTCTATATAATCGCCCTCGCCAATCCCTTGCACGTTGTGTATCATCATCATCGCTGTGGGTTCCATAATGGAGTGACGCGCCATAGCTATTACGGATGCGGCAGACCCTGCCCAAATAATACGGATGCTGACATTGCCCTTGTAGTTTTTCAACGCTGAATAAATCTCGTTGCCTGCGAAGATATAGCCGCCGCTTGAGTTTATCTCGACTTCCACATCTTCGCCGTTTGCTTCATCCAGTGCCTGATTGACCTTACTCGGGCTGATGTTTTCGATGCCGAGCCATTCGTATATTTCGGCGTAGTTGTTTGGTACGATAACGCCTTTAATTTCTATCTTCATTCGTTACCTCCTTCCTCGGTTACTGGCATTGTATCTAAACGCCTAATGGGCGTATCGCCTCCATCTATTGGCGGCAGGTTCATCGTGCGCCGCCATTCATTGGCGGTTAATGCTCCCCTGTCAACCATCGCGACAAGGCTTAGTTTCGTGTTGTAAGATGCCGCGTTAATCAGCCCCGCATCACACACAATCCTGTTGCCCCATGCGCGCTCCCTGCGAGAGAACAGTTTGCGCGTCATTTCCTCCTGCAGGTCAACCACAATTGGTTCAATGTCGCCCTCGAAATAAGCGTTGTTCTCATCCTCGGTTGCCTTGTTCTGCACAATCTTATCGTTCACGCCAAACAGACTGTAAAGCCGCTGCACAGTCTTGTCCATTTGCGCGGCATTCGGAACATACTCTTTTGGCTCAATCTGTATTGCGTCCGCTTTCGTGTCAACACCAGCTACGCCTCGACCGCTATTTATCGACAGAAACGAATCTGCGAATTTATTCACAGCTGCCTCAATGTCCTCAGGGCGCGTTGAGGTCGTAAATTTTAACAGCCAGCGTATAACAGACGAGTTCTTAATCGCAGCAACAATGCCTTGGTCTGTTGTTGTGATAATGCCCATCAACGACTGCAAAGCACCCATGTTCGACTCGCCAAAGAGCGTGCTCGCGTTGTAGTCCCTGCGCAGATGGATAATGTCCGAATACTTGAACACATACCGCTTGCCATCGCGCATCAAGAAGCGCAGATACAGCTCAGACCCATCCAGCACTTCCGCGCTTGAGCAATCAATCGGAATTATCTGCAGCGGATAACCATTCGGGTCTCTAACTATCAAAGCAAACGCGTTGTTATTCAGCTTCAGCTGTGTGAACATCTTTTCCAACAGCTTCGGCATACTCATTAACGCGTTCGGCTCAGACAGTAGCAGCTGCATGTATGGCTCAGGATTGACTACAATGCCTGGCTTGTCCTTCGTCTCGCGTATGTGTTTGACCTCAAGCTTAGAACCGGCCAACGCAGCAGGACGAATGCATGCCCGAACAATATCAGATTGATACGCCCGACCGTTCCACGAATAAAAACCGCCAGTTGTTTCGGTTATCATTCTGACGGTTGTCGTTTCGGTTTTTTTATTGAATAAGCCCATCACCACACCTCATATCATTGTTTCGTATTCGCCGCGCTTGTCGGACAATATCACATAAGCGTTCAAGAGTGCCGCCATACCGTCAATCCTTCGAGTGCTACGTGTGCTCTTGATTGGTTGAATGTTGTCGTTTTTATCCCTATCAACCGATGTATTAGCCAAACACCACTTATCTATCGGATTGTTATTATAAATAATCAGCTTAGAAGCCAAGTCAGCGCCCAGCTGCTTCATCGGAGCGGAGAGGGTCTTCTTGCCCTGAATAACCGGTATCATTGCTTCATGCCCAAACGCAACTCGCATTTCTTCAACCCAGTATGTCGCACTCCAAGAGTCATACCCGACCCACGGAATATAAATGTCTTTGTCGCGCTGTACTTCAACGAACCATTCAGTAACATATTTCGGATGCACCTTATTGCCGGGCGTTGTTCTTAATAGTCCTTTGTCGCGCCAGGCGTCATACGGTATCTTGTCTTCTACCACGCGCAGAGAGAGCAAGTCCTCCGGCAGCCAGTACATTGACTCCACATAAATGTGCGGGTCGTTTGGCACCATAAAGATAACTTTCGCGGCGGTTAGGTCGGTCGTGCTCGACAAGTCACAGCCGCCGATGCCATAACGCGGCTTGAACTCTGCAATATCAAACAGCGCGGTATTGTTAATATCCTCGAACGGCAGCCACGCCTCGGAGGTTGTTTCGCGGATGTTGAATTCTTTGCAAACCAGATTTTTAATCAGCGTTGAGTTTTCTTTTGCGCGTTCGACTTTACGCCTTAGCGTGTCTAAGTTTTTGATTGTGCCCAGCCCTGGATTTGCCTTTATCCAGCAGCGCTCATCCGCCCATTCCTCGCGCTTATCTATCTCGTAAACGAACGCAATAAACCTGTCATCGTGATAACCAGCTGCGTCACCATAACCGTTTATCACGCGCTCGGCTTCTTCGTATTTTGCATCGTAAATATCTTCTCTGACAGTCCCTGCTGTGGTTGTCATGAGCATTAACGGCTGCTCGCGCGCTGATGAGCCGTCAACAACCACATCATACAACTCTTTCCCGCGTTTCCACGCGGCAACCTCGTCCATTAACGCGCAATGCACGTTCAACCCGTCAAGTGTATCGCTGTCACTCGCCAATGGTTTAAATGCACTGTCGTTCGCATCGCATATCATTTCCCCGACAAGAGTGCGAACGCGTTTCAGTAATGCAGGTGATTTCTTAACCATTCTCTTTGCTTCAGACCAGATTATCTTTGCTTGGTCGCGAGTTGTCGCAACCGCATAGACATCCGCGCCTGCTTCACCGTCAGCCAGCTGCATATAAAGTCCGATTGCAGATGCAAGCGTGCTCTTGCCGTTCTTGCGTCCAATGATTAACAAAGCTTCGCGGTACTTACGATTGCCGTCAATATCCACAAAGCCGAATATCGTGCTCAGCATTGCTCGCTGCCACAATTCAAGCTCTATGCGCTGACCGCCAAGCTTGCCTTTTGAGTGCTTACAGAAACGTTCAATAAACTCACAAGCATGCTTAGCTCTTGCTTCGTTGTAGTAATACTCTGAGCTTCTGTCGGCTATATCGGCAACAACCTTTCTGTATGTGCGCTTAATCTTATCGCTTACAACCAAGCCGCTTTCAATTTGTTGCCAGTACTCCAGTATCGGGTTATCGTGCCGCAACGAATTCCTCAAACTCATCGTCTTTCACCTCGGCGGTCTGTTTTGGCATAAACCCTTTTATTTTATCCATAGTCATATCGCGTTGCTTCACCAGCGCAAGATATGTCGTCATTGCGGGCGACTGGCGCAGGAAGCGTTGCTTGCCTTGTGAGAATAGTTCAACCTCACCCTCAGTAATTATGGTTTTCTTGAGTGCGGCAATCCGTTTGTTCATGAAGTCCACATCATCAATCATAACCTTAACCTTACTGCGCACTTCTTCCGGTATCTTGTCTAAAAGTTCAGCTTTTCTCAGCATTATCCCACCTTCCTTGCAAATGTCCTGCGTATTCTTCCTATGTAGGGCTTCCGGTTCAGAGCGAATTCTTTTCAACTTTCGAATGGGAGGGGAGTACACTTCGCCGTCTGCAGTCACCACGCAACGAACATCGCCATGAATTTTGTTGTGGCAATTACTACACAGGAACATTAGGTTGCCGTGATTGAGTGTAACGGTATAGTCGTTTATGCTGTCGGGTGTTACGGGCTTAATGTGATGCACGATATAGCCCAGGCTATACTTACACATCTGACACAAGCCGCCGTCCGTTGCGATGCGTGTGGCGATAAATGATGCCCTGCATTTAAGCCAGGCTGGCGAGGTATAAAAACCTTGAGTGAAATCCTTTGCCATTATTAACTCCAAAAAGCCCCCGAGTCCGAAGAACATCGGGGACAAACTTGCTTGCGCCCGCCCCACCATGCTAATGGCGCATACTGCCCCA